CTGACTATCGGTGCTGATACAATGGGTATTGGTTGGTCTGCTGTTTCCACAAGTGCGACAATGGTGGTTGATGCTCGCATGGTTGTTCCTGCCTTTGGTTCAATGGTCATTACCGGCACGATCAATGTGTCAGTCCAAGAAACAGGGTCTAGTCCTTGGACAACACCAGGTCAACGAGGCGTGTGGGCTGCACCTACTGCTTGGGCTTCAAAAACAGCTAGTCAGTCAGTTGTTTTTGACAACAGTGTTCAAGCTATGCGACTCCTTGTCAATTCTGTTTCCGCTGGCGCTACAGTTTCACTGGCGATAGCTCAAGGTGGTTCACAAGGATAACGGAGACTGCAATGGCTGCATGTGAAGAACTTGGTGTCTGTAAAGAAGAAGTAGACACACGGATAACCACTATCGAGGAAAAGCTCGATGTACTCCACGCTGACATGCTGGTTATCAAGGAAATTCTTGAAGTGTGGAACAGTGCGAAGGGTTTTGTGACAGGAGTGCGTGTACTCAGTACCGTGATACGATTTCTTGCTTACACGGCGGCGGGTGCGACTGCTCTATGGCTCTTTTTCAAAACTGGTTCAACAAAAATATGATATGAACACATACAAGACAAGCCAATCCGGGATCAATCTGATAAAGGAGTTTGAAGGCTATAGTCCGAATATCTACGAGGATGTCGTCGGTAAAAAGACCATAGGCTACGGTCATTTGATCAAACCGGGTGAGATATTTTGCGGTATCATGCTGGAGCAGGCAGAACGGATACTGGCTGAAGACTTATATGAAGCTGAGAAAGCTGTTCACGACCTAGTCAAAGAACCTGTTTCGCAGAATGAGTTTGATGCGCTGGTTAGCTTTACGTTCAACTTGGGGCGTAATGCACTGAAAAACTCAACCTTGCTGCGCCTATTGAATGCTGGTAGTATAGAGGCGGCAGCGGATCAGTTCCTTCGGTGGGATCACGCTGGCGGAAAGGTTGTACACGGTCTGACCCGCCGAAGAGTGGCCGAAAGGAGCATGTTTCTTCGTGGATAAGTTCTTCGAGTATGTGGACAAGTACATGTTGATTCGTCGCGTGATGACGCTCGGCACGTTTGCGATCACGATATGGGCGATCTGGTGGGCGATGGAATTCGCCATGTCATCCACACGGGCAGGCGCAGACGTGGCGATGATTATCGGGGCGATCCTGGTTCCGGTCAACTCGCTGCAAGGTTACATGTTCGGCAGCTATTCGAGAGGGCGTGAAGCATGAACCCGGCCTTCTGGTCTTATGTGGTGCTGGCAGTAGTAGCGTGGAGCGTGTTGCTGTCCGCTGGCTCGTACCAAAGCGGTAAGAAACAGTGTACCTTAGAGTACAATGCTAATCAGAAGAAACAACTAGAAACCGTTATAGACAAAAGGGTGGTGAACGAAAATGCTTCAAACCAAGATGTCAAGACCACAATTGAGAGAGTTGAAGTTGTCCGATGGAAAACCCGCGACGTTGTTAAGCGCGTTCCTGTTTATGTTTCTGGGGTGGCTGACAATGGGTGCGTTGTTCCTGTTGGTTTTGTCCGGCTGCACGACCTGTCCGCCAGTGGAGAAGGACTCCCGGACAATCCCGACGCCACCGGCCAGCTATATGACCAAGCCAGCGGTGTTGAACTCTCTACCGTCGCCAGTACAGTCGTTGAAAACTACGGAACCTGTAGGGAAGAAATGACTCGATTTGAAGGATTACAGGGATGGGTGGAGAAATATTGCCGTGTTGAGGCGTTGTCTAAATGACTACTAGCGGAACAGTTGGAACTACTACAATAGACACAGCCAAGGTCTTGGAACACGCTGTTAGACGCGCAGGTCTCCCTGCAGCCAGTCAAACACCGGAAATAGTTGAAATAGCTAAGGACAATCTTTTTCTCATCTTGTCTAAGCTGGCAAACCGTGGTGTGGCTTTGTGGTGCACTGACAAGGTGATCTTGGGCACGTCATTAAGCAAGCCTTCCTATGACCTGCCTCTTGGAACAATCAATATCAGGAATGTTAACTTACGTTATTCCAATCGTGAGACGGGTACTGTCGCCTCATCCGCTGGTGGAACGGCAGCTAACCTTACTGACGGCGATTGCACGACTGCTTGTACGCAAACGGTAGCAAACGGGGACTTTACCTTCCTGTTTTCACAAGACACCTCTGTAATAAGCGTGGGTTTATTGCCGCAGGGTGCACAAACCCTTACACTACTACTAGAAACAAGCTCTGACGGGGTAACTTGGGCTACTGCAAGCACGTTGGTAAGCAGTGTATACCTGCATAATACGTGGGTATGGGTGGACATTGCTGTCCCTGTGTCGGTTTTGTACTTCCGTGTTCGTGAAACTGGTGGAGGCACAATGTCCATGTACGAAGTGTACCTGTCTTCATTGAACACAGAAATCCCTTGCACTGCCATTAGCCGTGACGACTATGTGAGTTTCCCAAACAAGTTTGTTTCAGGTAGACCGCTAAACTACTGGTACAACAGAACAGTGACACCTTCGCTAAATGTGTGGCCTGTTGCTGACTCCAACTTTTATCAATTGGTTGTTTGGCGTCAACGCAGTGTCCAGGATGTGGGTACGCTAACACAACAACTAGAATTACCTGATCGCTGGTTTGAAACGATCATCTGGCAACTAGCTCACCGCATAGCGGTAGAAGCACCTGGAACGGAAGCAGGCAGGATCATGCTGTGCAAGCAACATGCTGATGAATATCAAGGGGAAGCAGAAGGTGGTGAAAGCGACGGTAGCCCTGTTATATTCTCACCAAACATCAGGTCATACACAGCATGAGTCTATATATCGGTCCTGATCCCATTGCGGTCTGTGATCGTTGCAGACTCAAAATGAAACTGAGCAACCTTTCCAGTGATCCAAATTCACGTGGTTTGATGGTGTGCAACAGGTGTAAAGACTTGTATGACCCCTATAGGTTGACACCTCGTAGGGCAGAGAATATCACACTGAGAGCACCTCGCCCGGACACAAATCTAACTTAAACTGCTATAATTGTAGCAGTTCACACACGAGGTCGGTATGGTCGCTGAAGCCCTGACATTTGATAGTTTGGTTACCGATATCCAGACTTACGCTGAACGTTCAGACGAACCATTCATCACACAAACCCCACGTCTTATCATGCTGGCTGAGAATCGTATTGCCAGTGAAGTTCGTGGTCTAGGTTACATCAAGTTTGTTAACGGTACACTGTCCATCAATTCTTCAACAATAGACAAACCTGTTAGACACAGGGAAACGATAAGTCTATCCATTGTTGACGGTTCAAACCGTGTTACGTTGACTAAACGATACTACGAATACTGTAGGTCGTTTTGGCCTAACACCAGTTTAACAGATGTACCGCGTTACTATTCAGACTACGATTACGAACACCTATTTATAGTTCCAACGCCCAATGCGGCTTTTCAGTTTGAACTGTCTTATTACGAGCGCCCTGAGCCTTTGAGTACAACCAACCAAACCAACTGGACAACACAGTACGCGCCACAGGTGCTCCTGTACGCGACCTTGTTAGAAGCACAACCATTCTTGAAACTAGGTGATCGCGTGGCTGAGTTCAAAGGATTGTACGACCAAGCTGTACAATCCTTGCTTAAAGAATCTATTCGCAGGCTGACAGATCAATCTGCACAAAGGACTGAAGGATGACCGACTACACACAAGTTTTCGGCGGTGCAACAATCCCGCCAAGTGATTACAGTTACTCAACTGCAGCCATCTCCTCTGACACAACGTTGTTCTGGCCTTACAACTACACAGGGACAGGGACAGTTGTGTCACGTATCCTTGAGGTGTCCTCCGGTGCAGGGTTGTCGTTGCTGATGCCTGCTGCAAACCAAGTTTCCACTGGTGAGGATGTACTGTTTCGTAACGTGGGCGCGAACACGTTCACTGTTAAGGACGCTGGCGGAAACACGATCGTGTCGGTAGACACAGGTGTCGCTGTGTTTGTCTATGTCACAGACAACACTACAGTGAACGGTGCGTGGGCTTCATTTACATACGGCACAGGTACTTCTGCTGCCAACGCTGCCTCGCTCGCTGGTGCTGGTCTTAGCGCCAATGGTGCGCTACTACAGAGCAATCAGCCTGTTGTTGGGTACGCAGCTTCACACACAGTAGCTGTCTCTGAGAGAGGAACATTTCTAAACTTCACTGGCGGTAGTGCTACGTTCACATACCCTGCTGCTGGGACACTGACCACAGGGTTTTGGACAGGGGTAGTGAACAACGGCACAGGGGCGCTTACAATTGCTGCCACAGCACCGAACACTATTGATGAAGCGTCTACCAAGGTACTAGCGCCAAGCGAAAGCTGCATTGTGGCTACAGATGGCGCTAACCTGATGACTCTTGGGTACGGTCGGTCTAGTACGTTTGTGTTCACACAACTACCTGTAAGTCTAACAGGGTTGACCACGTACACAGTCACCAGCGCACAGTCTGCCAACAAACTTTGGTACTTCTACAATGCGCCTGCTGGAAATGTCACGGTAACTATCCCTGCTGTTGCTTCTGTCTACTACATCAAGGCGGACTCACTTGGCGGGTACTCGTTGACCTTTACGACAGGGTCAGGGAGCACCTATATAGTGGATCAGAATCAACAAGCCATTATTTTCTGTGACGGTGTGAACGTGGTGGCAGCTCAAACTGCACCTGTTTCTGCTTCATCTATCCAACTAGGTGATGGGACGGTTGGTTCACCTGCACTAAACTGGGTGACTGAACCTACAACCGGGATGTATCGTAGTGGTGCTGGAAAGATAGATTTTTCGGTTGGTGGTGTTCGTAAGGTGAGTATCACTTCGACAGGTATTGCAGGCACAGACATCTCTAACACACCGGCAGGTTCTATTTCAGCTACAACGGTTCAGGCTGCGATTAACGAGCTCGATGGTGATAAGGATGCTACAGGTGGATATGCTGGTTTAACCTTGTTCAAGATCAACTTCAAGAACGCAGCCAACACGTTCACCAGTTTCTTCACCAATACCAATTCTGGTTCAAGAACATACACATTCAAAGACGCAGACGGTACGGTCGCTTTTACAAGTGACATCACAGGTACTAATTCTGGTACGAACACTGGTGATGAAACAGTTGGACGCATTGGAACACTTATTTCTGGAGCGACAAGTAAAACCACTCCTGTTGACGCTGACACGTTAGGGTTGTCTGATAGTGCAGCATCCGCGGTGTTAAAGAGCCTGACTTGGAGTAACTTGAAAGCTACTCTCAAGGCGTACTTTGATACGCTGTACGCCGCCGTAGGTAGTGGTTCTGGTTGGATCACCAAGACCACAACCTACAATCCAGCGGTAAATGGTGATCGAATAGCGGCAGATACCTCCGGTGGCGCTTTTACCATTACCCTGCCATCTACACCCACAACAGGCCACTATGTTGAATTTACAGATGGCGCTGGAACATGGGCAACCAATGCACTGACAATTGGAAGAAACGGATCAACCATTATGGGGCTAAGTGAAGATATGACCTGTTCCACAAACAACGATAGTTTTGGTCTGGTCTATAACGGAGCTACTTGGAGGATGTTTTAATGAGTACGAGAGAGAGTTTTCTGATTAGTCCTATCAAATCAATTCAGCGCGGCAGCGTAACGGCGACCAATAATGGAACAGGGACAGTAACAGTAACGGCAGTTGATACGGCAAAATCAGTTTTAACTATAAATGCTGTAAACGGAATTGCTGTTGGTTTCTCTAGCGTAGTATCATTTGCGACATCACCAAAAATGGTGTTGACAAACTCAACCACATTAACGTGGACAGGAGGAAATTCTACTGGGTATACAACTACGGTAAACACAGCACCGTCTATAGCATGGCA